CCCAAGGTGCAGCACCAGCGAAGAAAGTCTAATCATCCCCTTGACCCCCCACCCACGTCGCCTAATCCCATTTCGGGGGCTGAAATGGGCGATTCCTACCGGGTGGGGGGTTGAGTTTACATAACAATCGTTATCTGTTAAATGATTATCGATCCACCTTTATTGGTGTTGTTCAATATTAGGTTTGGATGGTCTAAACCTTTTATCAAACTCGTGGATTCAAACTCGACCCATTCAGGTGTCACGACCTGCATGGGTCATTTTTTTTCCAACAGACGGTCGAGTTTGCTGACAATGTCGTTGTGTACCTTGGTACGAGTGATCAAAAAGTCTTTGGACTGACTGTCATTTGTATCTCGATACTCTTGAATGACGCGATCGTAACGCTCACGCATCTTTTCAGAACGTGCATCATATTCTTTGCGGATCTCATCAAGCTGCTCTTGAAAGCCCTCTACAAGCTTGTCCAGTCGTTTTTGCATCGCCATGAACTGATAGACCAGAAAGGCCGCGAAAACGCCAAGATGACCCCCTGATAGCAATGTGTCTACCAGGGATTCCATTAGAACTCCGGTTCATCAATCAGAGTATAGCTAAAAGCGTTGCCCCATTTATTGCGAGCTGCGTAGCAAATCGACATGAACTCTTCAAAGTCTTTGCTGTGACTGAATACCTGACAACCAGCAGACCACTTATCTACTTGCGTAGACGCCGACCCAGCTTTGTGGATATTGATTCCATAATAGCCTTCAGTAATAGACTGTACATCAAGATCAACAATGTCGTCTTTATTGCTGTCTCGGTAAGTTTTGACCGTACCGTTCCTTTGGCAGAGCGCGTCATACTGTCCCTTGTGCTTGTCGATCTTCCAAACAGATCGATATTGACCAGGTACAAGAATAGCAGTTCCTTCGACGCGAGTGGGATTCTCAAGCCAATATTTTCCAGGCTCAGTGGTACATTCCCATGTACGGGTAATCCATCCCTGTTCGTCTTTGAACACCACACACATGCGGTCATCAAAGCTGTTGGCTTTGTGATTACGGTTACGAATGCCGATAATATTCAGGTTGTACTCACCTGACTCAAAAACGGTATGACCAAGAGAAGCCACATAATCAAGAAGAAATGGCCTCATGTTACGAGCTACATTCTGCGTTTGTGGCTTGGCAGATTTGGGCAATGTTAATCGCTTGTTGCTGCTGGTTGTCCAAAAGCTTTTGAACAATATCTTCCATCTTTTCAAGACGGTTCTCAATGCCTTCAATCTTGACATCAACCACCTCTTGCTTGCCTGACTTCGATTCAAGAACTTCAACCCGTTGATCGAGCTCTTCAACATCAGAAGCAGCAGACTCAAAAGAAGCAAACGAAATACCGGCTGCAAAGACCACGGTAATTCCAGGTACGGCTAAATCCTTGAGTTCCATGGTGACTCCTTTATTGAGGCTCAATACAGTTATAAGACCCGAGTAGCTTATCCGTCAACTTAGATGGCTCACATCGTTGCTTATCTGTTTCACCAGTACGAATGCACAATGCCCACATACACTGCAATGACATGGGGTCTCCACCAACATCCTTAATACAAGGTGGTGGCATGTCAGTGAGTTTGTCTGCAATAGAAGCTTCACGCTCTGCATCAGTGATTGCAACTTGCTGAACTTGAGAAACAAGCTCTTGGTTTCCACTGTTTAGCTCTTTAATTGCCTCAGTTTGCGCCTCAATCGCTTTTACACCAGCATCAGGCTTCAGGCCCCAGCCAGCACCAAAGCCGACGCTCAGTGACGCTATAACGGCAATCACGGTCAAGCTGACTGGTTCCATCTCTTTCACCCTAAGCACAAAGAATCTTTACGATTACGTTAGAAGTTGCATTGGTATCTGTTCCAACGTTTGGACCAGTTGTAACCCAGTATGTAAGACCAGTTGATAAAGCAACGCCAGCAGGAAATGAAAAGCACATTTTATCAAAAGCTGGAGCTTTGAATGAATAGTCTGGTGTTCCCGCTCCATTTGCAGTGCTTGTAGATGGCGTTGCATTGGTTCCATCTACTATTTTCAGATAAACAGGAACAGAGTTTGCCTCATTGTCGATTTCTATCAAATAGATAGTCCCGCTTCCAGTCAGTACATTTTTTTGCGATGCAATGTCGTTGTCGCCACCCTTGGCAGATCGGTTCAAAACAAATTTACCGCCGAGCTCAGTCAATGCAGATGTAGTAACGGAAGCCATTATTGCACCAAAAATCGAACATTAACACCAGCTGCTGGAGCCGTGTTGTCTTGTGGGTTTGGGTTCGCAGTGACAGCAAAACTCAAATACGTGAAAGGCAAACCATCTGGTATTTCAATCATTGTAGTAGAGTTGGCGGCTATTCTAAAAACCATGTCAGCATTAGTCGATCCCATACTCACAACTTCAGAATCAAAAAGCTTCAGGCTTGCGGCGTTATTGCTGTTAACAAAATGAATAGCGTAGATGTGACCAGACTTAGAAGTTGCATTCACAATTGCAGTATTGTCGCATGAAGTTTCTTGTACAACTTCGTACTTAAACGCATCTTCAAACTTGGTCTTTGAAAGGGCCATTTACTACTTTTGTTCTGTTTCTGGTTGTTCTTGTTTGGGTTTAGTGCCTATTTTTTCAAGATCTGGAATCGTTGCATCTGGAAGTGGAGCTTGTGTTCGCCGCTTCATCTGATCTTGCTTCAGCAAAATGGCAAGCTGTCCAGCGTTGGTAACCCCACTTGCTTTGGCCTGATCCAAAAATTGTTCGTCTTCTGGTGTCAATCCAGCCATTTTAGTATCCTATTCTTCAGGTGTTGAGGCTACAGCTTTTTTCTCAGCGGCATCTACATACCCTTGACCCAGGATGTAAGAAACACACACGCCAGCAGAAAGCTTCAATGCTTCACCAAGTGCAATATCTTCGCCCAAAAAAGCCAAGACTGGAGGCATCAGTGCCCCAAGGAATGCAGCCCAAAATTTACGGGATGCGAGTTTCGCTTTCAAAGTATCCATGGTGTCTCCTTAAAGTGGTAAAAGTACATTGGAACAGATCGCTTGTCCATGATCTGCATTGCCACCAGCATCTGTTTTGATCTTTGTCCATGTCACGGCGTTATCAGTGCTGCGCCAAATATCGCCAAGCCTTGAGCAGATGATCCAGTTTGTGCCATCTGTTTCAATATCTTCTGCATGACGCTGAGAGTTCATACCAAGATCAGTCATTGCAATGTTGCTGATTGTTTTGCCACTCACGTCAAAACGAGAACAGTGCTCATCATTTGCTGTGATGTGTGCAACCCTTCCGTTAGCAGAGGCAACGTTGATCTTGTCCTCAAACGTGTTTCCAGGGTTTCGAGTATCAGTGTTCATTGTTGACTCACCACCCCAATCAGTGAGGTCGGAGTCAGCACAAGATCGAGCGCGAATCTCTCCAGACCGACCGTAAATCAAAACGAAACTGTTGTTAGTGTAGGTAAGGCATCTTGCTGCTGTAGGCGCATCAGACGAAAATGGTGTAGATACTGACCAGTTAGCACCGTAATCTGTGCTGGTGTAGATACGGTTCTCTTGAGCCATCATTACGACACCATTGCCGAAGCACATGGCCTGGATACCCAACCCAGTGTTGTGTCCAGTGAGTCCATCCAACTGAATATTAGTCCAATTGGCTCCACCGTCTGTAGACCTTTGAACACCGGATCTTGCATTTGATGGGTTTGCTTGCCGACCAACAGCCAACCACACACCAGATGTCGAGCCATCATCGCACCAAATAATCCGATACTGGTCTTGATCACCGCTTCCAGCGATGGTTACTTTCGTCCAAAAATGAGAACTTTCGACATTTGAACCGCTGACTTGTAATTCGCCATTGATGCTGTCTCGGCTCATGACGTAGATAATATCTCCATTAGCATCTTTGCCTGCCGCAATATCATAGGCTCTTGGAGTTCCATCCCCTTGCCAGTTGTCGTATTCAGTCCATGTTCCAGTAGGATCTGCTCCACACCAGAAAACATGACCATCATCGCCAGCAACTACCCAGTTGGTTGCTGTGGCAGCACCAGCCTCTACACCGTCACACTTAGCAATACTCGCAACAGCGGCTCCGTCAATCTTGACGATGTCGGCTTTCGCTACTCCGTTGTATTTAGCGTAAGACATTACAACTCAACGTGGTTGTTTGATGGGTTGAAGTAAATCAGCACGTCATTACTGTGGTCATCAATCGCATGGCCTACGATTCTGACAAAAGCACTTCCTGTAGTGGGTCGTGTAAATGTTATATGGCCCGCAGTTTCACTTACATATAAAGGCAGACCGTCTACAGCACCGCTTCCCGGTGTACCCTCTATCGACGCTGCTGGAATACGAATGAAGCCTTCCATAAGGCAACCGGCTGTGCGTGCATTACCCAAACCAATACCAAGAAGTTGAGTAGCACCAGTTGCTACAGCACTAGCGTCTGTGGAGTTCCATGTTCCGTCAGTGTGGAGGAAATAAAGTTCGCCTACAGTCAGGGTATCATCAGCACCAGGGCTGTAGCGCATGACACGACCACCACCCTCACCGCTGGCAAGTTGGTTCTCAAAAGTGACTGTGTTGTAGTTGTTGACAACATTGATCGCCGTCATTGGCAACGTGTCAAAAACACCAAACTTACCGCTTGTGTTTGTGATTGACTGTACGCCAGCACCAAGAGTAACGTTTACTTGGCCATCAGTTGCGTGTTCGCCTTCGATAACCAAACCAGCAGTTAGTGCTGTGTTTGTTCCGTCACTTTCAGCCACAAGGAATGAAAGCTTACCTGCCTCATCTGAATCGTCTGCTTCGGATACTTCAGCGACAATCTTCGCAAACGAGGTTTGTGTTTGAGCTGCGTCATCACCGATAAACTCAATCACGCCAATGTCGTCACCATCTGCACCAGCAGCGCCCTTATCTTTGACAAACTGAAGTCGTGCGCCATTTGCATCGTTTGTGGTGTTCTTAATAATAACGTCTGGTTTTTCCGAGGTAGCCGATGAGATTGTTACGCTTGGCGTATCCAGTGTAATCGCTGTGCTTGCGTTCACATCGACCGTAGGTGCGGTCATGTCCAAGGTGGTTCCAGCGTTTACTTCCAAGTGACCGTCTGCTGACGCAAAGATTTCTTCGCCGCCACCAATGTCGTGGAACTTCAGTTTTGTTGTAAGCAGTAGCCCCAACTCATCCTGAGAAGCATCATAAAGGACACCTTCGTTTGTGGTGGCACTAAAGATGCGAACGTCTACACCTGTGTCATCTACACCAAAGGTTGCATTTCCGTTGAACTGAGAGTCGCCACCGAAAGTGGCCTTGCCTGCCAAAGCCATATCCAACTCAAGGGCAGTAACTGCGCTTGAACCATCTGTACCTTTGAACTCAAGCTTTTTGTCGGCCTGTGCAAGTTCGATTTGAACGTCACCACTGTTGGCTTCGTCAATCTTTAGTCGACCACTTGTAGCCTTCTTAAAGCGCCACTTACCTTCAGCACTATCAAGAACAATGTCACCATCAATATCAAGCGTAAGATCGGCATCATCATTACCATCGTCGTCAACTGTGGCGATTGTAAGAGTACCGTTCGTTCCTGCGGTCAATGTCGCTGTGTCGTTAGTTGACCCCGTCATCGTGATGACCTTGCCATCTACGGCAACATCGTCAACAGTAAGTGCTGTCAATGTACCGACACTTGTGATGTTTGTTTGAGCCGCTGTGGTCAGCGTTCCTGCAAGGTTCGTTGCAGTAAGTGTTCCTGTTACATCAAGAGACTTATTCGTTACAAACTTTGTGCCTGAATGCGCGTAAGTAAGTGTGGCGCTGGCACCATCAATAGAAATCCCAGCCCCATCAGCAGCGGCAGAATCCGAAGCTCCGGAAGCAATAACTACAGTCTTGTCGTCTACAGTGAGTGTCGTGGAGTTAATCGTGGTTGTTGTACCATTAACGGTCAAGTCACCAGTTACAGTCAGGTTGTCGTTGACCGTAGTTTCAGATGTCCCGTGGCCGATTGAAATCGCCGTGCCACTTACTCCAGTACCAATTGCAACAGACTCACTGTTGTTGGCAGTATCGACAATAAGGTAGGCGTCACTGCCCTGCTTAATCGTCAACGCTGTTGCAGAGTTATCGCTCACTGCAACATTAATGTCCGTGCCGTCTGCCGAAATGCTATCCAAAGCGATGTCACCGACATTAGTAATGTTGGCATCGTTGAAAGATGTGGCGCCAAAGGTGTTCGCTGCTGCGGTAGAGGTAATCCCATTGGCTGCTGTAATCCCACCACCGTCTGCAATTGTGATCGCCAGATCACCATCAGTGTAGTCGATTGTTGCCGTTTCAAGACTACCACTGTCAATCGTTAAGCCGGATGAATCAATCGTTACGCGCTTACCATTGTTCGCGTAAAAGTTAATTTGGTCGGCAGTTTCAAAATCGATTTTAGTTTGCTCGTCTTCACCGATCTTTAAGTCTGTTGCCAGAATCGATGTAATACCAGTCTGTGCGGCATCTACAGTAAACGTAAGATCAAACGGATCAGCATCACTACCATCAGAAACATCTGTAAAGTTGGTGGTAATACCAGAACCAATAAACTTTACTTCCTTACCGTTGGATACGGTGACTTCGGTGCCGTCGTCATCCTCAAGAATCCAGTTGTCCATGTTACCGGCACCGGACGTCTGAGAGTCAACATAAGCCTTGATGCTTTGCTGCGTGGCCAGAGCAGTTGCACTGTTGCTGCTCATGTTGTCTTCGTCATTGATCGCAGTAACTGTAGCACCGCTTGCAAGGGTCAAGCTGGTGGACGCAGTAATAACAGAAGCCTTTAATGCAGCATCTGTTACCGAAAGATCGCCCGTACTTGCACCGGTAGCTGTAGTGGTTCCAACAACAAAGGTATCTGCGCTCTCATCCCAAATGATTGCTGCGTTGTTGCTCGAACCACGCTCAATAATAATACCAGCGTCACCAGAAGGACTACCGCTTGTTCCGTTACCCAACTCAATAAGCTTGTCGGAAACGACAGTGTTTGTGGTGCTGACCGTAGTGGTTGTACCAGTTACAGTCAGGTTACCTTCAATCTCGACATCACCTGTGGTGTTCAAGGTGTCGATATTTAAGTCCTGTTTAAAGAAACTTGGCATAATTTACCACCTTTACTTTCCGTCGTTATCGCGCCAGTGAAGTCGAGCCGTTCGTAGCTTTGTCTGAGTATTGTCTGCGTCAGAATCGGCAGTCCCACTGATAAATGGGTACACAAAAAGAAATACTGCACCAGCTTCAGTCTGAGTGGAAGGGCAGCTCAGAAAATAACGAGTACCCATTTCAATAGATTGAAATTTAACGTTTTCGTCTGCGCTGCCATGGTTCCTGCCGTTTTTTGGCTTCAAGTTATTCAAGCCAGGGACAACTGGATCATTACCAGCCTCATCGTAAGTCAGACGCAAGTTGTAAAGAAGGTCTGCGCTGTTTGCTACATTTTCCCACACAATGTCGAGATGAGAAATCGAGCAAGACTGAGGCATTTTTCTTGACTTAGAGTCGTGACCTGCGTCTGATGATGAAGTTGCATACAACTTAATTGGATCACTCCAATTGTTATAAGTAATCGTTGGTTGCGTTTTGTTCTTAATGAACCCTTGAGCCATAAGATCCTCCGAAAGTTAAGAGGTCAAGGCTTAGTTACCGCCTTGGCCAAGTCCACCAGTTGTTCCAGTCCGCAAAGAGCTAACGTGAACATAGTCGATATCCAAAGAGTGAGCTCGTTCAGTACCACCAGTGTTGGTGCGAGCAAACAAGATGTACGGCTCCAGGTAGTCAGTTGCAGCCATTGCACTGAAATCGAAGGTAGTTGACGCCAAAACCCGTGTACCATCAATAAAGAACTTTACACTGGAAAGGTTGGTCATATCGATTTTCAAAGTGACATATGTGCCAGATACGAAGTCGATTCCGGTATCTGTTGGCGCAGTATCAGTAGTGCCATCATCACCCTCAACGTAGATGTGATTTGCTGCTGTTGCGCCACCACCAAGACGGAATGCAACAGTATCAGCAAAGCCGTCAAAAGCGCCTGCTGAAACACTGGCCGCAGAGCCTGCAGAAGCCAATCCGACAACCACTTCATAAACGCTACTTGTATCGAATGTAGAATCAGTATTCAGGTTTACTGCTACACGCGACTCAAAGATAACAGATTGAGTTGGTGAAATTGCGTTTGTTCCACCAAGGCTAAGAAGCATCGCTTGTGTTTCATTATCGGTGGTGTGAAGAAGTCGAAGTACACCGTCTGGTGAATCGATAAAATCACCAGTAGCATTTGTGCTACCAGCCTCACTAACAACAAATGGAAGAACAGCAGTTTCGCCTACGTCTTGAACAAAATCACTAAAGATTTCAACATAGTTTCCTGGGCCGCCTCGAGAAATCCATCGACCTTCTGTGATTGCATCGTGGATAAGGCGCCGCCCGCCAGTAAGTTTGGGAATGATTGACATTGTTTACTCCAATTGGGAATGGGAAAGGGATTGCGGGGATAGAATATCACGTTTTGCAGAATATATCATAGTCGATTCTTAGTCACGTTTTACCCTAATTTCTTTGTCTTTGCGTTGCTCGTATTTGTTTTGTGAGATCGGATGCAACTTTTTGAAGTTCCTGTTGTTTTCTTTACGCAGCTCTCTACGAACTTGCTCCAAGTTTTTAACATTAATTGCTCTAACACCAAAAATTGCAAGCATTTCATCGAATTCTGTCAAACCAACTCTCGGGCTGGCGGTGTCGCCTTTCAAGAAGTCGTCTGAAACTTTATCTACCAAGTCGGCATTCTCTAAGAACATTCTTCCGTTTTGAAGCACCTCAGTAACAAACTCAACTACACCCATGTTTGCTCTGTCTGCCTGCTCAAGAATGACAAGCGAACGACCACCCAAGCCTGGTAATTGAACAATATTTCTAATAAAATACCAGAGCTCGCCGTTTTTGGCCAAGTACATTTGGCGATCATCATCGCCCTCTACAAGCCTCAACCTTTGATTCCTGGGCGTGTATAGCTGTACATCGAGTTGTCTTCTCAGCATGCCTCCAGTTACCGCCAAGTCCCATTCAAGAAAAAACTGCGGAACCTTTTGGAACCGTGACAACTCTTGACCGTAAAAAGGATCAACATCTAGCGCCATGACAACTGGAAGTTGCGCCCATGGAACCAGTCTGGTGAACAACATCCGTTCCGCTTCTTCGTCACCCTTGAATGCATCGTAAACATCCATAAAAATATTGACCGAATCCATAATGGGTATCGGCGGTATGATGTACATTCTTTGATCATATGCATGCTTGTTGAACAGTGCTTGTTTAAAAGCACCAGCAAGTCGTTCTTGTTGATAACCAGGAAGCACAACCTGTGGATCTTCTTCCATGTTGGCTCTGTGAATGCCGTTTGTGACTCTGAGTTGATTTGTGACACGCGATGGGTTTGTCAGCAGTGTATCCATGAACAAATCCATGTTCTTTCGCATGTAGCTATAGAACATGATTGTGTCTCTCATCACCTTCTTTTCAAAGTCGGTCAGTGCTCCGTAGTCAAAGGCAGCTCGTTTTGCCAAGTTGGACGCTTGTACTGGAGATACGCCATCATTGAGACCATCGATAAAAATGGATACTCGATAAAAGTTATCAATCGCCGTTGCGCACTCAGCAAGCTGATCATTCCAAGCACTCGCAAAGTCCACGATTTTGTTACTGGTAAGCGTTTGGTTTTCGCGAATATACTTTTTAATGTCATCAGCCATACCTCGCTGAGTTTCAGCTTGAATAAAGCTTGAATTGAGTCGGTACTGCATCGCCATTTCGGTGATCTGATCAGCGTTGTAGATCATTCCGTTTTTAGAGATAATCATGTGATTTGGCGATGGTTTATACGTGCCCTCTCCAAACATTCTAGACACCACAGCCAATGTCATCCTGGGGTTCTTGATGAGCATTCCAGTGGCCTTAATCGGATCAACTGCAGTCATTAACTGCAACGCACCACCCATAAAGTTTGCCGTGTAGTAAGCAGGGTTGGGTACAAATAATCCGGTTGTAATACCTCTTTTAATATTGCGGAACGTTACCGGGAAAAACTTTGAAAGAGCTGTGACTGCATCGGCCAAGCCTGTATATGTCTTTACTCGAGCAGTTTTCGGAATGTCTACATACGGTGTTCCAACGGTTGCTGGGTCAAGCACCATAGCGGATTTGGTTCCATAAGCAGCACCAATGTTTGCCGCCCTGTTCAATGCATTTTGAAGCTCATCAGCAAGACCTTGGGGTCCATAGGTTTGGCTTCCATCAGGAAACTCAATCATCGTAAGGCCATCTTCAGCAGACCTTGATCTCATACCGAATCGCACCAAGACCTCTTCGGCTGCAATCCTTGCTTCTAAATCTTGGAAAGATTGCCCATGTCTAAATGTTCTCCGACCTTTTTTTTCGTATGGAGCAAACCTGTAATCAAAGCCTTCTCCTGTGGGCAAAACAGGCTCCACAGGTCGAGTAGACCCATCTTCTAATTTTTTAATCTCACTTACATCTTGAGACTCATTGAAAATACTGTTCATGTATCCTTTCACGCGGTCATAAAATGCGTGTGGAGCATCAATCGAATACTTCGCATTCATGGGCGTTACAACAGCTTTTGGTATTCGATAGTTTTCGTTTGCTCCAGGCATGCCGACCCGGATCATGTCATCAAACATATTTTGAAGTTTGTTCCTCGCCATCATTCGAACAACCATTTCTAAATATGCTTGCGCGGGACTATATTTAGAGATCTTATCTGGATCGAAACCTAAATCTTTTCCTCTGCCTGCGGCATAAAGAAGCAAGTTTTTCCACCCCTCGCCACCTTCATGGAACAGTATGTAAGCAGTGCTTAGTACTACATCATCAGCCTTGTTTAATTGTGCTCTTGAGCCACCTAAAGATTCAAGAATGTCTGATCCTCTTTGTACGACGTATCTTTTTTGTTGCTCCAATTGCTCTTGAATCTTGAAAAGAGCTTGACCCAAAACAACTCTATTTTCATCTGTCAGCTTAGAAACGTCAGTTATTCCAGATTCAGTAGTAAATCTTTCTAAAATGGAAAGAGCAACGTCCGTTTGTTTTGTAAGTCCATTTATCCCACCAAAAGAACGACAAAGGTATTGAAGTTGCTCTCTTGTGCTTGTTTTCGTCAAGTATTGGAGTCTAGACTCACCTTCAGCTATTGGAACATATGCTGCTGCATCTGGATCACGTAATGTTCCTGGTAAAGCAAATGTATCTTCTACCAGTTGACTGGTTGGAACCGCAGCTTGTTCTCTAACATCGGCTCCTGCTGCAATTTTTCTTTCACTTGGCTGCATAGGCTGAAAATCAACTTCATCTTCAACACCCGCTAAAGTTTCAATTCGTTTTTTCTCGGCATCAGTGAATTTTGAAATAATATCTAAAAGGCCTTTTTTGTGAGGGTTTCCATAAACTAAATCGGCCTCACCCATCAAAAGACGTACCTGTTCTTTTTCGATACGCATATCTGCTTCAAGATTATTTCTTAGCTTGTCGAAAATCGCCTCAATGGCGATATCAGGCTTTTCTCTTCTTGCAGAACGAACCAGTTGAATCACCTCATCACGAACGAGACCAACCTCAGACAGATGACGCTGAAAAAGCTCCTTGAACTCAGGTCGAACTGATGACAAAGGATCATCTAAATTGAATCTTGACTCGATACCTTTGATTACATCACCTACGATTTCACTTCGACTAGCTACATCAATAGCTGTAGACCTAAATGTATTCAGTAATGAATACGCCAAAGACCGTGGTATTGCCTCTGTGTAAACCGTTCTACGGGCATGTACACCAGCCTCAACATCCATCAAGAGCTCGATTACGCGGTTGTAGTCGAGAAAAGATACACGCTCTAAATCTGCGCCTGCCCCCATTAGATTGTTTGGTATCTTCGTGCCGACTATAGGCTCTGAAGCCAGTTGTTGCAGAAACACTTTAAATTGTGCTTGCTGTGCTTCGTTTAATTGCAAAGTGCTGGACTCTGGATCAGCCATCGCTTTAAGTTGCTTGGCATCCAAAAACTCGCCCTTGGATATTGTGCTGTGTTTTTTGATACCAAGAACAGATGCCATTTTGGCGTTTACTTTTTTGCGAATCGATTTGACCTGATCCCTTCTTGCAAAAGATGCTGGAGTCAATCGAACAATGTCCATGCCACGAAAAAGGGCAGTAGCCTCTTTCATCTTCATTGTTTCGCCTAAGACATACCCAATCGATCGAGCGTAAAGATCAACAGCATCTACCTCGACAGTATCTTCTGTTAGGCCCAACCCTTGACGGACATAGTCTGGATTGACATCTACATCTGAAAAAACTCGCTTACGACCAGTCTTGGCTACCAACCCCTCTTGCAAAACTTGCATGTCATCGGCTGCAGTTCTTACTGTCGAGCCAGGGATATACGACTGACGCATGTTTCGTTCGATCAGACCGTTTCTAAAAAAGCGATCGGGCCGTAGAGTGGTATCCAACATTGCCTTTTTGGTTTCAGGAATCATAGCTTTTTTCAGCTTTTCATCCATGCGGGCGTACACTGCAGTCATGTTTTCGAACAACTGTTTTGCGTTCGATTTTTGAGCAGAAAGGTTACCCTCTGCGTCAAACAAAGACCTTAAAACTCGCTCGACTTCGATTTTGCCCTCGTCGGTGAGTCGTGTTTTAGGCAGTTTAGATTGTGGATTGGGGTTTGTTTCTCTCTTGAAACTGTTTTTAGTAAAGGAATCCACCCAGCCTTTACCCATCAAAGCAACCAACAGTGACTGATCGTTGTCCAAAAGTCGGTTGATCGAAATCATGTCGTCCGATTTCAAGAAGTCTATGAAATCAACAACGTCTGATTGATCGATTTCAAAAATCTTTCCAGACTTTACTTTGATTGAGCTTGGTCCATCAGATCCATCTTCCAACTTACCTTGTACTTTTTCAACCTTCGCTTGCTTGAAAAAGTCAGATGGCTCTTTGATTGTCTTGATTTTATCTAAACCTGCAGCATTGTATGCCCTGGTTTCCATAATATTAAGCAGTACAATCTTCTCTTCATCAAGCAAATCACCTGACTCTACAAGATCATCGAGCTTCTTACGGAAAGAAACGTACTCAGGAGAACTACGCAAATCGACAGTGTCATCATCTCCAGTTTTAGACAAAACACGCAAAGACTGAAGGTACGCTTCTCTGTTTGAGTTTGTACGCTTTCGAACAATGTTGATTACCTCTGCAGGGTCAAAACCAGCAGCAGCCAATGTTCTTTGGACCTGAATGTCCATTTCGAACGGAATCACACCATTAGGATCCCGACCAGACTTCTTGAATATGGTCCCGGCCTCATCTGTTTCAACAAGATGCTTTACAACGGCCATCGCCGCATCAGCCGCTGTATCGAAAACGTTTGGCTTAAAGTCAGACTTCAAAGATTCAGCGGCATCAATAAAAGACTCACCCTGTTTCATTTTCCGTGACAACTGATCCAAATAGTCACGATCTTGCAGAGACATGGCTACGATTTCGTTTCCTTGTTCATCTGTGGTCCTGGGAAGACCTTGTGCCTTTGCCGTCTGAGCTGCGTCATCTTGAGCCATAAGACGATCAATGTCACCCACCTTTGGGTTTACTGGCAGTTGATCAGAAAGGCGATTGAACGACATCGTTGAGCGTTCATGAACACGATAAATCATGTCGTATACTTTTGGAGAGTACCCGGCCAAAAATGCACGTTGCTTGAATCCCTTGGCACCAACAGTACGAACCAGGTACGCCCCTCTAGACGCACCTTTTACTGTATGTGCTGCTGGTGAAAAATGGAACTTTTCCCATGGAATCAAAAAGTCTAAAGCACCACCTAAAAAAAGTGCCGCCTGAAACCCACCTTCACCCTCTTTATACCCACGGGCACGGGCTTCATCGGTTGCGTGCATCATGAAGCCGATGTTTCCAGTTTCAATATTTGCAAGCATTCGAGCAAGCCATGTCGAGTCTTGGCCACGAATACCAAGATCATAGTAGAAATCGCGACTTGCTGGTGTGATTGGAATATCGAATGGAAGCCTTGCTTCTGCAGCACCCTCAGTGAAAACACCCAAAGATCGGAATATTTTACCGATTGTGCTTTCAACCACCATGTATTCGTCTTGAATCTTCTCCTGGGTAAACATCGGTGAAGCGACAGTCGTTGCAAGAGCGCGGCCTACTTTACCACCTCTGCCTTTAGCCTCAATAACGCGACCTGCAGCCCTCACCGCTTCTTTCAATGCTGCCCTTGGTGAACCAGTGGAACCAGCCCAAACCTCTTCTGGCAACGATCCAAAAGCAACAGCGTTCAGTTTTTTCTGAATCTCTTTGTCAGACTCACCAAGATCAACAGCTTTTATTGTTTCAAAAAGTGCAGAGTCTCTGGTTTCGCTAAACGCTTCAGGGTTTGATTCTAAAAATGATTTGAACTTAGATACTGAGGGTTTCTCAAGTTGGAATGCTGCTGGCAAATCTTCATATGTTTGCATCAAAAGAATCGAGCTGATTTCAGGCATAAGCTCCTGCTCAATCTCGGACTCAGTCATCCCTTGTTCTTTGCTCGATTCAACTTTTTCAACCAACGCTGAAAAGTTTTGTGTTGGAACTACGTTTCTGTATTCTTTCAGATACGCTTCCATTTCATCATCGTCCAAAAACAAGTTCGCAAACATGCTTGGAACCATTGCTTTTACTGCTGCACGCTCTGCCAGTGCGTCCAGGTTTTTGATTCCATACGGAATGTAAAACCCTTCTTGTTCATCTTCGGCTTCTTGATCTCGACCAAAAAACGTCTGACGACCAGCACCAATTCCGACTTCCTTGGCTTCATCCAAGGTCATTGGTTTGCTTGAAAATGCTTTTTTGCCTGCAGCAAACAAACCTTCTGTTTCGAGTATTTTTTGAAACTCTTTAGCAGAATCCCGCCGATCTTGGATGTTCGCTGCTGAGATGTCTTGTGTCTGTCCGGTTTCAGGATCTGTTGGTCTACGCTGTATATCTATCGCTCTTCTTCCACCAAGTGCCTTAGAAACAGCAACTGTTACTCCAGTCTCACCCGTTAGTTGTTCATCTGGACGATCATAAACTCCATACTGACCAGTGAGCATAGATCCGTTTGCACGGATTCTAGATTCCTCGATTGCCTCTTTTTGGCTGCGACCCTCGTTGATTGCATCTTCGTAGAACGCCCTTCTACGCTCAGCCCAATCTTCTGCTTGATCTTCTTTTTCTGCAGTTTCTAAAGGTCTCTCAAATCCCGATCTATACTGAGATACCAACTCGGATGCAGGCACAGCCACTTCCGGCTGTACAGGCACTTCCGGTTCCTTCATATCAACCGAAAAATCTTCTATTTTAGGGACACCTCTACTGCCGTAGCTATTTAACAACAGGAGGTCATCTTCAGATAGGTCACCAGAATACAAATATGTGTTTTCGTCAGCCATGAGAACCCCTCAGAGGCATAATAACAGGTTCGGACTGATTAGAGACTAACGCTTCCCTTGTCGTATTGATCTTCCAAGCTTTCAACGCTTCGTGGCTCACTTGAACCTGAGTCTTCCATTATAGACTTTAGTTGTTCAAAATCTTCTTGAAGTTCTTTGAGCTCTGCCTCTGTTTTGTCAAGACGCTCTACTTTTTCCATGAAGTTTTTGAAGTCACCATATTTTTCTTTGATGTATGGCGCGGCAAATTTTTCTGCAGCCAAACTGACAAGCCCAGGTAAGCTAAAAAATCTTGTGTACTTGAACGCTAGTGGAGCCGCTGTAGTAGCCGTTCCGTATAAGGTTCTTGCCGTAGGCGAGATGATCTGATCATATATTTCAGAACGTCGCTTATCAACGTTGTACTCTCGATCCATTTGATCTTTCAATCGACGCAGAAAACGCTCTTTTTCAAAAGAATCATTCATAGAGTAAAACGTTCGCTCATTTGTTCCAGTCCATTCTTTGAATACATCTGGAAAAATGTTTTGTGACGCCATGTTCCGTATCTTCTCTTCATTCAGTTCTTTGACTCTACCTGCGGAGCCTGGTTGAATGTCCACAAGATCAGCAGGCATAGGTTCGTTGTAGGCCATCGATTGAGCACCAAAGAACTCTTCCTCTGCTCTTTGGTTTCTGTAGTCATTTGCGGCTATCTCAGACTGCTTGTTTTCACCCAGGTAGTCACCAGCAATGTTCTCCACCAACAGGCGGTCCATGTCTACAGGACTATCGACAACCTCTTCCGCTTCAGGCATACCCGCAGGTGTCGCTTGACGATTACCAGTTCGACCTGTTCCAACAGGCCGTCGTTTACGAAACTTATTTTTCGTCAAAGCGTGAAAAAACGCATCATTGTCATCTATTACTTCTTCAGCCATTTTATATTCCTAATTATTAACGGCGGTCGTCACGGCCTCTCGGCTCTGTAGAGAACACAGGTAGAAATCCAAACACACCTTCTCCTCTGGCGCCTTCACCAGTTTCTATGGTGTCGCCCTCTGGAGTACCTTGTTCGGTTTCTTTTTCGGTAGGCAAATTATAGTCTATCGCTTCCCCAACAACATTTTTCGCATTTATTAAATCAAGTTGATCAGCTAATTCTTTTGCTCTTGCATTGTAAATGGCGATATTTTGTTTTTCCGTTGGAAGCCTTCTAAATTGTTCAGACATACTTTGTGCTTCCATTAAAGCAGCACCGCCAAACGAAGATGAACTTAAAAGCTGGTTGGCTTCATTAATAGCATTTAGCGCGTAAGACTGATCGCCAGTTTTTGCCCCATAATCGATTTCCTTAATCATATTTCTAAGAACACCTGAAACCTTTTGGTTTGAGTTGCCTTCAATTTGTAATGACTTGATTGTTTTATCATCCAAACCAGATTCATAAGAAAACATTCCATCGGTAAAGCTTTCGGCAATTGCACGTCTTTGTTCTGGATCATTTCGTTTTTCAAAAGCACTCGCAGTGTTTGTAATAAAATCAGTCAAAGGTATTTCTATTTCTTCACTTTCGCCTGATCCGATAATGCCATCACCATCTTCATCGCCGCCGATAGTTACGGTTTGGTTTTTTGCAAAACCCCTGTGCAGTGGAGAATTTACAATTTGACTCAGCCTCTTTGCTTCTTCAGCGAGCATATTTACATCATCATCTGAAACCTGTGAAAAATCTGATGATTCTGCTGAAGGGCCTCTAGTCAGCAATGACATGTTCTTAGCAGAATCCAAAATCATATCGATTGGAGACACACCTTGCGCCATTGGCAGTGTTTCAAAGTCATCGTACAGGTTTGGAGCTTCAAATCTAGTCTTGGCCTGGTTCAAAAATTCTGATGCGAAGTCTGGATCTGATTGACGAAGCAGTGAGAAGTTATCCAGCGTTTCACCAAATTTAGACGGCACTTCTCTTGTTGCAGACAACGCCAGGTTGAAACTTGGACCCCGTAGAAGGTTTTGATAGTTTTGTCGTGCGGCGTTGTACTCACCCTCAAGTGATTTAATTTTAGCAGTAGAATCTTTAATTGCTTTTTGATACTCAGCAATGATTGTACTGTTGTCAGTCGTTTTTCTTCTGCCAAGTGGGCTGGTGACCGTTTGTGTCTCTTTTGGTTCTCTTAGATCGTAATAGGTTTTTATGTCGCTATCCGTCATCGTTTTTGAAAAACGAACCTTTCTGCCATCTGCAAGCTCCGTGACTGTAGGGCCTTGAAATGTTCTGAAAATGATGGAGTTTGCTTCCTCTGTCTTGTCAAGGTCCACTCGCAGTTTTGTGTCTTGTCGAATAAAAGCCTGACTCTTTTGAAGTGCTAACTTCAATTGTTTTTGTTGATTTGAGTCAAGTTGCCTTGATGCCTCTTGAAGAACACCAAGTCCATACCCAACTTTTTCTGAATCACCAAAATCTTTAGTAATACGTTTGATTTGGTTTGTTGCTGAATCCAAATCACCACCTTTAAGGTGCTCGACAATCGTAGAAACATCTGGATCTTCGACTTGATCTCGCCCAGTTTTCATTTCCGCTTGGGCTTCTAGATGCTCATCTCGTAACTTGTCGATAAATTCTCCTGCTTTTCTTGTGTCTTTGACTCTACTTCTACGAAATGATCCACCACTTGACTGCCTACCACTGGGCTGCTGAAGCTTCAGAAGATCTTGCATAAGGGTTCTACGATACTCTTTTTCCTGCATTAGTTCGGAATACGCCCGTTTCGGGCTCGCGTACTCCAGCTCACGAATATATCTCTCCTTGTTCAAAGGGACTGCCACGTTCAAGTATGCAGACGTGAACTCACTAAAGGCACTGGGGCCTTGGGTTCTCATTCGTACATCGTATTTTCCTGTTACCCGTGCCATATCAAAATCCTTCTACAAGCTAGAAAAAACGTACCATTGCTTGGTTGATGCTATCAGAATTACTGCTTCTTTGGCATCAAGCTCGATACCAGATGTGTCATCAAGCTTGTCTTCTCCAGAGGTTATAACGCGACATATCTTATTGCTATCTTTGTCTATTCGCTTGACGTATATCTTTCGACCTACATTTTGAGCGACTGGTGGCAAAGTCAAAACGTTCGAGTTGGTTCGTGCATCGAGAAAATAAATATCCTCATCTCCTGCACTCGCCCTATCATCCAACTCTACAACTCTATTCTTTTGTTGTGATTCCTCTGGTTGGTTTGCGTCCTGAACGATTTTGTTGATTCGACTCTGAATCTCATTCAGTCTCACTGCACCAGCCGTCACAACGCCTTTAAAGTTCCAATTTGCATCCATGTTGCAGAGCGATGGGTCAATCGAGCCGGGAACAATATGATCTGAATCAATAATCCCACCAGGCAAACGAATCTCTCGAAGAGCCTGCTGCAGCATCTGCTTGAACTCCCCGTACTCGCGGCGATTTAGCGAGCGGGGTGCCATCAACTTCCCGTCAGCGTTTTTGATCTATAAAGTTCCATAATCGCAGCATGCGCTTTTGGATTTTCATCTTTATTTACTGTTTTTATTTCTCCACCCAACTCAAACTGAATGTCACCGCCTTCCAGCATCTCGTACACAACACCACGATATCTGCCTTTAGGTGCTCGATCCATAACAGTATCTCCAGGCTCCATTACAGCAGCAGTTTCACCTTCAACGTATTCGAACTGTGGAGGAGGCTGATTCAACGCATCTCGTCGAGTTTGTTCGTCAGCAAGGCCCTCTTCTGTCGCCCTGGTTCTTGAGCCTTGACCTCTTTGTTGTCTTGGGTCAGGCTCATTGTCTTTATCCATAACGACGTTTTTGAGATAGTCCCTCATCTTCTTACGAGCGAATAATCTGCCTTCCATTTGCTTCAGCTGCTTCAATTCATCTGCGGTAGCACCCTTTTCGCGAGCCATTCTGTACTCAGGCTCGTACCCTCTGGATGCTGAATAACCAAACATTGTGCCAGCAAACTTAGCAACTTCACCAATGAACTTGTGTGTTGGCTCACGAATGTACGCATTTCGGAGCTCAAGCATTGTTGCGCGAATCTCATCCCGCTCTCTTTTTGCCTGCTCGATTCTGGCTCTGCGTTCAGATCGACGGACAACTTTTTCCTGTGCAGCCAAGGCCCTGCCTTTCAATGCTTGATCACTAATTTGCTTCAATCCAAACGCTTCTGCTTGGAGTTGAGTTCGAGCAGACGTATCACCGGTAGATGCAGCCCTGGCCTGTACTTCATCAGAAACAGCCTCTACTCGTCTTTGTACTGGAGCTACAACACTTTCTACAATGTCTTGCTCTTCCCTTTCAGTCATTACAGGGCCGCGTTCTCTTGTCCTTGCTGCTGCAGAAGCCAGATCTCTTTGCATGGAAGTAATCGTTGGGTCTTTGAAGATAGACCGCATGTTTAGAGCCTGTAATCCTGCACCCACAAGACCGCCTGCACCAAGAATGGCCGCACGCTTTGCCTCATCTCGTTTTCTTTGTTCAGCAAGTTCACGTCTGATATTGCTTGGCTCGTTTTCTTTAGACGTAGACTCAAACATTGATTCCGTCAGGAGATCATCATCTTCATCTTTTTCTTTCACAGTTCCATTACTCATATCGTTCACCCAAATCGTCTACGTTCAAATTGATCAAACTGACTTCCACCGTATTCTGAGGAAACAGGGAATGGTTCAGCCATAGAGCCTTGCAAGATTTGGTCATCGGACATTTTCTTCGCAAGGATTGCTGCAGTATTTGCCTGCTCAATCTCAGCTCTTGCCTTCAATTCACTGGCCTCTTGCTTCCGAAGTTTATCCCTATGCATTTGACGGTATTCTCTTCGTGCTACTCTAGCGCCTTTTTTCGCGCCTTTTTTCGCGCCCTTTTTCGCGCCCTTTTTGCCACCAAAAACACCGCCGAGAAAACCGCCAACAGTACCACCCAAGCTTGCGCCAACAGCAGCACCAACGCCAGGGATAGGAATTAAAATCTGACCAAGTACAGCGCCACCAACAGTTCCAGCCGCACCACCAACAGCAGAACCCTTGGCCTTGCCCGTAGCTCGACCCATGGCCTCGCCTTCGAGTCTACCGGCTCTTCGTCCAGCCTGTTCGTACTTTTCAATGCTCATATCGGGACTCCGATTTCATTCTAACATTTTCTAAACTCAAAGACATGATGACATCGATGTCTATCAAGAATCAGTTTCGTAATAATAAGAATCGACAACGAGGTTTCTGGCAACAACAAAAATGTGCTTCTTTCGCTTGAACTCAGGCATTTCACCGGCTTCGACGCCATAGTATTTCATCATTTGGACGCTGTCAGATTGATTGTCATATTGACGCAACTGCAGCGTAAATACATCGCTTTGGCTGGCTGGTTTGCAGGCCATACCAATGTCGTGAATACCTGGCTCTAGTTTTGTTGCATAAGTTAAAAAATGTTGATGCCTTGAAAGCATGTTGAAAAACAACTGCCCGTCATTCATTTGGTTGTCTTTATCTGTTGCTGAGTTGGGCTCATCAAAACTGATGTGGCTTTCAATAGATCCATAATTAGATGTTGTTGCATCATCACCATCTTTGATTCTACTATCACCAAATGCTGCCGGAAACGGCTCAAGTGTAGAAACAAAAACTTTTCTTTTTGTGCTGGACATTGTGCTGCCATTGATCATCAACCTAAAGTCTGCAGCAGTTGAACCGTGGTAACCTGCGTATGGCAGCCTATCAGTGATTCCACGTCCAAAATGAGAAAGACTGTACGTGTCGGCCAAGCCGCCTATTTCGTATGCATAAAAGCTTGTATGAACATATACAGCAGCCTTGTGATGCAACTTGATTCGAGTGCAAAGACCAGGAATAGCTTGGTAGTCAGAACCCGAAACGTCTGCTTGAAAAAGAGCACTCTTGCTAAAGTCGTTGTTTGTCTCTCTAAAATGACAGTGTCCGCTGACAGCATCCATCCTTGGTGATGGAGATCCGTAGAACTCAGGCTTATAAATTTGCTCTGATTTCAACCACCCTTGTTTTTCATATAGGTTTTTTTCAGATCCATCATAAGTTCCACCATCAGTTCTAAGCTCAGTTCTTCTAATCCCGTTGTTTATAAATCGAGTCAACGCATCTTCGGCAGAAGATATATGAAGATCTTGCAAACGACTTGAGGCTTCAAGTCCTTCTGTGTCCCAACTAAATCCCATTGTCCTACCGTTTTATTTTTTGAAATGAAACCATACAACTTCTCAAAATAGGAGAAAAGCTGCTTTTTTCTTTTGTTGTTTTGCCAGTAATGTGATCAGACCTTTGAAAAGAACTATCAACAGAGTCTGATAATTGTTTAGTTGAATGACTAGTTCTATACATTAAATCACACCTAAGATCGCCACCAGTCGGTATTGTTTGAAGTCGGTGTGCTTGTCCAGCGTTGTAATCAGAAGAAAGATGGTACAGCAGATGAAAATTGTAGTACATGTATGTCTTTCGATCGTACATCCACTCAGTTGCATGTCCTTCGTCTTTTCTTTCCTCTTCTGCTGGGTCTGGATCTTCCATTTTGCCTGCTCTATCGAGCTTGTATCCTCTCCAGTCAGAAGCGGACCTTCTAAAACCTTGCTCAGCAAGACTGCTATACGCTGCGTTTAGAGATATTCTTTGGTAAGGCCAAACGTAACCATCCTCTACGACGTTACGGTCCCATCTAGAAACAGTACGACCATCTTCCTCGACAGATCGTATTCTGAGTCCAATATCAACAAAGTAGTTGTCCAAATGAACAAAAAATTTCTGCCTTGTGCTTATGACTCCTGATGCTCTAACAATTAAATGGCTATCAACTTCTGGAGTCCATGGAATACCAATCATTGCATAAGTTTCTGGAGTAGAATCACCATCGGAAAATGGTCCGGTTATTGTGCTGTCTCTTGGAACCTTATCCCATTCTCCATCAGTATTCGGCAATTCAGCAGGTGTTTCATCAACATACAGTCTGTGATCAGTAAGATTAAAAGGTTCGTGCCAAGCTGAAGAACTAAAATTTCTACGATCCAGCCCTTCTTGTCTAATGTTGTCTTGGTCTACAATCGATTCAACAGCTTCGATTCTCCTTTTGAAATCGGTAAAACTCTTTTTTCTAACAATTTTACCTTCCAAAAAATCATCTGGTCCGAATGGATTTACTTTGGGCATTATCTTTTCCTATATGTTGAAACCAAAACAGGACAACACAAAGTGCAATCTCTTCTAATTGGCGCCCCGTGACTACTCGCTGGCTTTATTTCGTGAGTCAAAGGAGAAAACCAAACGAACCTACCTTGTATTTGAACGTTGATTTCAGAACTTTTCACCACTGGTATTGCACCAACCAAATATATCGGATGACTGCTATGTTCTGATCCAAGAAATCCGCTCTCAGCAACAGCCTGACCATTGATTACGATGCGCCACTGACTACATAAAATATCAGCATGAGCCAGTCTCAATCTTTTTTGTAGATCTGCTTTATATGGGTAGTCATCTCTCCAAGTTCCGTGCGCAACAAGGTAATCATCATTGTCATAATCATGGCCATAATTGATCGGTAGCCATTGAATAAAACCAGAAAACTCTGCTTTTACAAGACCATCTGATGTTCCATGAAATGAACATGATGGAAGATTTATTTTTACATAGTCACTAATATCAGATGACGCGAGCTTCGTGTCATCAGCAAGACCATACTGCTGCAAAGAAACACAGTACTCATAGAAATCTTCTTCCGCACCACTGACTGCATTTCCATCTCTTCTCATAATTGCCGAGTTTACCCAGCCTGCGCCTTCAGTATAGTTAAAATGATACGCAGCTCTCGGGTCAACGTTTGATGAGTACACTTCTGTAAATGCACCTCTCTGTATCATTGGTGTGTCTACAGCAGAAAATCCAATGTTGTCGGAATCCAACATCCCGTTGAATTCTCCAATCAATTCATTGACGTTATTTCGAAACTCAGACGGCTCGATGACCTGTCCATTTTGGACCATTTCCTGTTTAAACTTCCAAGCCATTTTACCTCCGTGAAGACCTTAACGCCGTCGTAAGAGGTTTGATGTTTCTGTGCTCACCAACCTTGGCTTCTAGATCGTAGCCAATGATCTCAAATTTTTCGCCAGGTTGGGATCTAAATTGAACCGAAAGTTCTCTGACTGGACCCTTATGTGTTGTCGATACATCAAATCTTGTCACAATTGGTCTATACGCTGTCCAAGAATCTTTGTCATAAAATGCAGAACCATACACAGGATAATGTTCGTTTGGATCCTGCTGTGGTGCATCTTGGAAGCGTTGTCTTGAAAGATCAATAGACCGATTGACTCTAGTGTTCACAGACAAGCTAAGGTCTCCGTATCCAACATTGTATGCAAACACATGGGCTGGCCTAAAGTTTGTAAATACACTTTGATAATCGACGTTAATTGTTTCATATAAAGATTCAGTGAGTATTGAATCTTCTGATGTGGTAGTAAAGCTCAAAGGATTCCCATTAGCATCGAAAGAAGTAACCGTTCTTGACAACGTGATAGAACCTTTTTTGTTTGATCCTCTTGTATATACAAGCAATCCGGCTCTACTTTCGTTTTGAACGTCATTACTGCCCATAATTAAGTATCCACGGTGATCCTGTGTTGTAATCATACAGTCGGCAGGAAAATGTCTACGAATACTCCAAGAGCCAATTTCATAATGATATATCAAGCAAAGGTTGTTTTTACTTGAGCCGATAGTCGGAACAGAAAGCCAGTACTCTTTGTCTTTTTGATACACCGTTGCAGACGAACGAATTGCTGCAGATTTATTTATCGTTTCAAGGATTTCTGGTATTTCCCGACCAACCTCAACCACTGCGGTTGGAGTGCCGGTATTTTCGAGAGCGCCCTCCAACAAATATATAGAGCTCTCACTCAAGAACATCAGCCCAAGACCAGGCACCTCTGCAATAGAATTTGGAGCTATACAGCCGACATCTTTATTCAAAGTAAATGATTGAAATCCAGAACTTGGTGTTCCTTTTACCAAGTAAATTCCTCTTTGCTTGAAAACAATCAAAGCGTTTTTGGTAGCCCTCATGCCCATGATCTGACCACCGTCATCATCACCAACATTGATGATGTTGTCCTCGGGAAAAACCTCTGGAAAAAGTGGTGCAGAATATTTGATTTCATTCAGTGATGAGCCAGCAACAAACATTGTATTTTTGAACACTGCCAAAAACTTACTTCCTGGTGGAAAGTTGCCTAAGTCTCTTGTTTCCAAAAGCTCACCAAGAGAAGTGTCTGGTTTGGCGTCAATATATGTCGTCGTCATGTTGTCTTGGATTTCATCCAAAAAGTAAAACGACTGCTGATCGCCAACAGAGTAAAGATTACCAGCTGAACTGTACAAGTTTCTGGTTCTGTATATTCTTCTAGCAACACATTCTTTTGGTCCAAGCGGAATATCTAAGCCAACCAGCCCCTTACCATGGGCTGCACGGTTTTTCTCGCTGTTGCTTCCGTTTTCAATGATCGCCAATGAACTAGACATTGAAGGTGCAGACTCTTGACCACGCTCATTTACATAAGTGATTTTGTACTGAAATCCGCATTTCCGAGTGTCATGTTGTGGGTCTCCGTAGTAATGAATCTTCATTTGGATTCTTTCAGTAAATTCGGCATCGGTGTTTATTTTAGCATCATCGCCTTCGTCCCTGATTCTATACCTTCCAACACCAATTTCTGCATTACTGGATGATCCAAGACCAAAATACTGTACGGGAAAGTGCTTCCCATAAAATCCTTTACTAATTGGAAACTTGTGATCGTCATCGGACTTCAGACTGAAGTCAGACGATGCATCACCGACCGCCACAGGGATGGTCATAGAGTTCATAGCACCACTAGATTTGACTGATGGAGCTGGTGGCAAATCTACAAAACCGGCTTTTTCAACGGATGTTCCATCAAATACGATTGCCTCGTCAAAACCATTGGCCATGTAAAGTCGGCCACCGTAACACTGGGACTGAGACCGTACTGAAAGTTGAGATGCCGTGCGATGTCTGATTTTTCTTTTCTTTGCTGAGCCCCAACCAATGCCATACGGATCTTTGAACTCGTAAAGAACTTTCTCTGGAACCAAATCCAAAACAGATTCTGCATCGGCTTTTGCTTTTGATCCATCAAAAACTTTGAGGGTACACTCACCAGTTGGTTCAAAAACTCCAGATGAATTCCTATAGGCAGAGTTTTTTGTCTCATACACCAAAAACTGTCTTGCTCCATTGTGCTGACAAAACCAATGAAGAGAGTTGATTTCTTCAAAAGATAAGTTCACGTAAGCAGACGGGTCTTTTAAAGTTGAATCTACTCTATCTGAGCCTTCCGTATCGCTATAGGGATTGACTGAATCGAGATCTACAAAGTCAGTAAGATCACCGGTTTCTCCATCTTCCAAATCGTAATCATACGTTGCGCCACTTGGGTCCGTAGAAGAGTCCGAACCACCACCACTGGTGTCTGTGGATGAAGAACTGTCGGGAAACATGTAGGAAAAGAATGGATCACTTTCATATGTAAATCCTTCTTTCAATTGACTAGCATTAAAATACCCTTCTAATGCTTTGCTACCAATACCCGATACGATCGGACCGCTAGCGCCGATAGCATCGAGACCATAAGGTAGCAGGTCAGTACGGTCTGATTCGTCAGCATCATAAAATCCGACTGGTCGAGGAATTCCGTCATCGTCTGTGTACCATTCAACGCTACCAGCCGTATATGGTGAGATTGCGTATGTTCCATCATCACCGTCAAACCTTACATTGGATCCGATTTCTATTTCCCAGTTGTCACCATATTCGTCACTAAGATACGAAGCTCCAGCCGTTTTGTACAAATTGAAGGTTGCTCTAGCTTTATCGATGGCAGTAACAAATCTAAGTCTGTCGGCTTCTGTCTCAGCACCATAATATCCACTTGTTGTGATAAAACCACCAGTCGTACCACCGACATAGTCCCATCCATAAAAACGAACTAGCTGTCTCCATACAGGGTTGTCTGGTGATTCACTCCAATCGGTTCCACCCTCTGGACCAGTAAAAATTCTTCCGACAGACCCTGTGACAGTTGATCCATCATAGCTAGTACCTACCGTACCGGTAACATCTAATGCCAAAGCAAACTGCCGTATCAAGCTGTCACTGTTTGCAAATCTAGCTGGTGTAAACCCTGTATCAACGCTTCTTCTGGTTTCCCAGTCTGATGCTGTCCTCGAAGTCCCTCCAAACCTACTGAAACCAATGTCACTTATATCCAGAATTCCATCAGCATCATCATCGCCGTCTATGTAGTCAAGTTGACCATCGCCATCGGTGTCTCCACGCTCAGTTGGTGGCACTGTGGATGCGCTAACTTCAACAAAATCAGGACCATCATAACCACCAGAACCACCAGAACCCTCTAGTATGTCTGATATGCCGTCACCAAATCCGTAATCGAAAAAGTCGGAAGCCGAAGGATCACTTGGATCAATAGACTCCACCACTCCGATTTCCCAGTCGCCAGTCAGAATGGTTAACCCGTCGAACTCAGGAGTAGATTTCACATATGGGTACTTGTACAGTTGGACAAAACCACCCGATGTTCTCCACGAATCATTTGCTGTGAAAAACATGTCCTCAATATTGAGAGCGTCTGTACCATCAGTAAACCAACGCTGATCGATACCTCTCAAACCGAAAACTTGAAAGCGGGTAGTATCCATTTTTAAACCTTGCTTGGAATGCCAAAACGCTCACCGGACATGATTGATCTGCTGAAGCCTTGTCGAACATACTTTCGATTGGTGCGAGACAAGTATTTTTGCTTCATACGGTCCAAAAGATCTTCCGACTTTCTTTGGTAAAGTGTGGCTTGATTATTCATGCCGTGCTGTAAGCAGATGTCTGCCAACGCCATGTAAACCAGAAGGTGATGATACTGTGGAGGCCACTCGGGCGTATCACCGTTTGCTACAAGTCGTTTTGGTCGGCTGAGATATCGAATCTCGATGTCCATATCACGACTGGGTGGTCGATAGATTCTGATGCTTTGTCTTGGTCCTGTTTCATCCAATCGACGAATCTTTTGGAGCTCACCATCATGGTATGTCCAATATCCTTTCATCATCCAATAAGACTGGGGCCAACCCAAAAAAGTAGGCCCTTGGAACTCATGAAACCAATTATTTTTGTAATGGCCAAATAAATGTTCACGTACAAATTCTTGCTGTTTGATTCCAACGTCTACTGCGCCTGAATCATCTAGTTGATCACCAATGTGCATCCATCCACCATTTCCTTGATGTCTGTGCCCCATATACGCTGAAAGTATTTCTGGATTATCAAAACCTTCCGATACGCCAGTTACACCATGGGTGACTGATGATGGCAATCTTCCACCATATATTTGTTCCATTGCAGCCTTTGTTGGTGGGACTTTTCGTCTATAGAATCTTTTAAGCCTACCAGTAAAGCGTGTGGCCTTATTTAAAGAAACCTCATCTCCTGTAATTGGAGTTTCATTTTCAATAGCATCACCCTCTCTGTCAGACTCAGACCTATGGTCGAAATTACCTCTCGTATGAGTTGGGATGTCTGCATAAAATAAATGCTCATGAGAACGTTCTGGAAAGCTCCTCATCTGACCGTTTCTAAGAAAGTTTCCCTGAGTGGACTCACTGTGAATTACTGCATATCTAAATTTTTCTCTATTATTTG